CTCCATTCCAGAACATCAAAATCAGTCCCGCCGTCCCTCCATATGGGACTTTGACCCATCCAATCAAGGGCGAAGTCTTCCTTAGCCGCTCTCCATGCTGACCGGATCTGATCCACGACAACTTTCACAACCACCTCAACTTGAACCACACGGAATGCTCGGGCTTTGTGAAGAAGTACAAACGACTATACCAGTGTCCGCTGTCACGCATCCAATTCGTTCGTCCGATAGTCTTGTTGCACCAAGCCCTTACTTCGTCGTCAAACTCGTCGGAGGCAGGGCCTACATGTGTATACCGTAGGGCGACTTTCTCACTGAACCGTCTCTCAATTTGTCTGCGTTCTCTGGCGTTCATCAGTATCCTGCTTGTTTTAACAACCCCTTCACCGTTAGTGCAGTTTCAGGGTCGCGCTTAAATTTAATTGCCCATTGTTCCGGGTTTATATAATCTATCACAATTTTAACACAATCCTCATTTAATGTCGAGAGAAATTGTGTCCCACTGTCGCTTTGGTACAACAACCAGGGGGAAATCTTACCCAAAGTGATCTGATAGCAGATTTTATTCGGATTTCCATACCGTAAAAGGTCAGCAGCCCGGATCTTTTCGGTTTCAGCCATTTTAATCGTTGTCTCTATACTTCGGGCAATCGCATCCATCGGATCTTCAACCCGAATATATTCAACAAGGAATTTGGTATAATGTGTATCTTGATTCCAACTGTCGATTCGTATCTGTTCTTTCAGCAGCCAGTCAGTGAACCTGGACACGTTGACAACATTCGCACCGGCGCAGTAACTGCCGAATTTGATGAACGCCGTGTAGTATGCGCTTTTGATGAACTCTTCCTGTGTTCTGTTCTTTTTGCTCATGGAGTTCTTCGCATAGAACTGAAGCCATGCTTGAAAGCCTATGCGTGGTCCCTGCTTATCTTTCTCTGACCAACGATGCTTGCCCTCACATATATGCGTGAAGATTGTTTTCTGCCGCAGGAACACACGTTTACAGAACTCACATGAGTAGACCGGTTTAGTTTCCTCGGTCGGACTCGTACTGGGCAATTTCTTCATCAGTGATAAGTTGGCTAAGTTGTTCGATGTCAACCTGTTTCATGTTAGGATAGATGGAGGCCAGATAGCGTTTACGTTTCTGATCACGAACAAACTCTTTGGAGATTTCAGTGATATCATTTGCTGCCGCTTTCGGATACAGCTTCGTGTAATACTTTTTCATATCAGCCAGATTCGCATCTTCATGGAGCGTAGACACCTTGGGCTTGATATGAGGGATCCATTGATGCTGATACTTGCCCATGCCCGGTGAACTGGCACATAGCATCAGCCAGATCAACTTCGGATGCTTCATCACGTTCTCATTGAACAGATACTTGTTCGCATGAAAATCAACTGAGCGCAGATAGTATCCTTGAAGCTCCGGCGATGCTTTGATCGCAGAGGTCCAATGAACAAGTAGGAACAGAGCTACCTTTTTCTGCTGAACTTCGCTTAGTCGTTCATAGTAGCCGTAATCCTTTTTGTCAATGGCCCCGAGGATTTCAAACAAGTTGATATCAGTACCCGACAATTGCTCGTCTGACGGAATGTCTTTCTTAGTTGCCATGGGGCATTCCCTTCTTCCATACTTCTTTGACGATGGTCATGCTGACTGAATCGGGGTGCCACGGTGACATATCACAAAGGCATCCGCAGAACTGACCCAATTCAGGTGTCCACGGGATACTCCACAGATTGTATTCGTTGCGAATGTATCTGCCAAGAGAGTCGTGATATTTAGACAGCGTATCGTCGTCTCGGAGTCCGGTTAGGAAGAATTCATTCAGTGAATCTGTCGCCCACTCTTTCAGAATCATCCGGTGAACGTCTTCAATTATATCCGTATGCGTCATATTGATGTTCCATATTAGGGTCTGTAATCCCGGACTCTTCCAAACCTTCTAACACTGAATAAAAATAATGTTCACTTGGGTAGCATGATCGAACTTGTCGTCGGTGTCGTCGTGTCATTACATACACCCATGCCGCCCTGTTTCGATTGCGGTGACGGACTTGAACCATCTCTCGCGTGTACGAGTAAGGATAACCTTCTCGTCGGTCCAACTGCTTCAACAGCTGGTAATCAATCTCCCATAGAACACCATTGACGGTGTTGCCCGGACATTTAAAAACATTCGCATGGCTGAGCATTTCCCAGCCATAGCCCGGCAGTTCCGCCGCTCCCAATCTAACTGCATCTGGTGACATAACATTGCTGTTTGTCAACATTCCATACGTAAAAACTAACATTAAAAACACTGCCCATAGTCAATAACCTCGCAGTTACGCGAGACCTCTTTTACAAAATACGCACACCTGGGCTTCGGCCCGTCTTCCAGAGGAACGCAGAGAAATTGTCCATTCTTCAACCGCGGAGCATACCAAGTTACATCGTTATAAATATCAACGATTTCGATTGGCATAAAATCTGGAACGAATGAACTGAGCGGATTAAAGATAAATGCGTTGAAGCCTCGATCATTAATGCTTGTCAGTGGCAGCGTTTCCAAATCCCCGTGTTCCTTTTCGCCAATTACAATTTGCCAATCTACCGGCATCTTCACTATACTGGTGCCAATTTTTAGTACCAGGGCCGGTGAATTAAACGACTCTAAAAAGATCAATGGAATGTAATGATAATCCACGTTAAGCGGATTAGAATTATCCAAAATCGCAAATCGGAGGTCGTCTATTTCGTCAGGTAGAGTTTCAAGATTGTATCTGGTGTTGTTATCAAGGGTAAGTATGAACATTGTGTTATTATAGCATAAAAGTGATTAAATGTCAAGTTATTTGTAACTGACCTTTTGGACGTCAAACGGGTAATTAGCCTCTTTATAGAAGGCTTTTCTTTGGGTAAGATGACGTTTGGAGAACTTACAACTGCTGGTTATGTCTGTGATCTGCACAAAGACTTTATCTTGTGCCATACGCAACCCGCGTCCGATACTCTGAATCGTCCGAACAAAAGACTTGCCCGGTTCGATCAGCACAACATTGAACAGTCGCGGTATATTTATCCCGACTGCAGCCACACCGTATGTGGCAATGATGATGTTGTTATCTGATGTGGCGATTTCATCGTAAGCCTCTGTTCGCGCTGTTGACTTAGTTCCGCCGGAGACGAATTTACAATCAGGTGCATCCTTCAACAGTGAGAAAAAGCTGCTCAATTTTCGTTGTAGAATCTCGCCTGCTTCGATGCGGTCAACAAGAACCAGAGTGTTACCGGTGCGATTTACCTGTGCAATCTGTTTGGCAATTTCTGTCATTCTGGTGTCGTCGCTGACCAGGAACTTCAGTTCAGTTTGATATTCCTTATACTCTACCTTATCCTGTAGCTGAATGATGTTCACATGACAATTTGCCAGAACACCTTGATCTTGCAGGGTGCTTGCTGCCAGCTTGCTGATCACCGGACCGAGACTGACAAGCAGAGCCAGTTCATCGAACTTCGCCTTAGGAATAGTTCCGGTCAGTCCCCATCTGATGGGAATCTTCGCCATTACACCCGTCAGTAATGTTTTCAGGGCGTCTGCCTTAGCTTGATGGACCTCGTCAACAATCACACAGACCACGCCCTCGAGGAACTCGCCGATTGTTGTCTCGCCGGTTCCTGCTTTAGTACTTTTCAGTAACACATTTAATGATTGCCAGGTGCAGATAGTATGAGTCTTACCAGATTCCTTTCGTCCGCCGAAGTACACTCCAACATCAAGTCCCATGTTGATGTAGTCTGCTTCTGTTTGCGTGACCAGACTGATATTAGGGACGATAACAATTGAGCGGCCGTATTGTTCAACACTCTTGCTAAGTGATGCGGTCATCAGTGTCTTGCCGGCGCCTGTTGCAATCTCCTGGAGACATTGCGGGCTTGCCAGAAAGTTGTTGATAATTTCAACTTGATAGTCGCGCAACATGATCGGCGTGCCTTCAACCGGATGCCCTTTGGGCCACATGATATCAGAGTACGTATCCTCTTTGACTGAATCGAACGTGAACGATGTTGTGTAATCTCTGGTGTCGTCTAATTCAATGTCGTATCCTGCGCTGTCAAGGACCGGGATGATTTCCTCAAGCAGATTGATATAACTTGAGCCACCGAGCGAAAAGAAGCTGACTTTGCCGTCCCATCGCCCCAGCCGGACACTTGGCAGATAACGTGCTCCGGGCACCTCGAACGAGAATAGTTTCATCAAAGCGCGGCGTTCAGTCAGGTCCAACCCTGATATCTTAACGTTCACCTCGTCAGCTATGTGTATAGTACATTTTTTTGTCATTCAGTAAGTATACACTAACTGGCGACGGAAAGCAAGCACAACGGCATAATAGTAGTTGTCTCTGTTTTGCCCAAAACTAATAAATACATGTAACGAGAAGGCGCGTAATGGAGTATCATAGAGCAACAGACAACATAGATCAAAATATACTGGACCTGATACATGCGGAGAACGACCCTGGTAAACGCGCAAACCTTCTGATCCTTCAGGCAATGGCAATTAATCTTGGTGCCAACACCATGGCATTGAATGCCCTTAGCACAGAGATATATGATCACAAGAAAGAATTTAAAACACACCGAGAAGAATTCATGCAGCACATAGAGACTGAGGTTGCGATAATGTCCCAAATAAAAGGCGGGTCGCGGGTGTTTATGTATTTCATGTCTGTCATTCAGGCAATTGTATTCACAGCATTTACTTACGGGATGCACGACTACTCACAACTTTCTGCTGAGTTTCATGCACAACAAGTGTCTATTGCAGCGCAACAGGCCAAAGTTGACAGTTTTATAAAAAACGCAG